TTGAAATATTTCACGTTCATTTTCAAGGTCACTAATTTTATTATTAATTGCATCTGTTTTAGCCTTCCAATTTTGTAGTTCTGCTTCTTCAGTTGGTTCTGGTCCTAATTCTTTTAACTGCTGTCTTAACTGTCCTAATTCATTATTAGTACTGTCTAATAATCTAGAAATTTCTATTTGATTTGGTCCAACAACTCTTAATGGGTATCTCTTAACGAATTCATCAGGTAATATTCCTAATTTATTTGCCTGTGTAATTGCAAGGTTTTGATAAAAAGTAGCAGCTTCTAATTGACCTCTTCTAGTAGGAAATTTACCAGAACTTTTTAACATTGCAGCAAAATCTTGTTTTACTTTGGTTGCACTAGCTCTATATTTTTTGGTTTGGTTTGCATCTCTATTTGCAATTTCAGTAGCTTCTTTTTCTAACTTATCTTTATTGGCTTGGAAATATGTTTTTTCTGCTTGGCTAAAACTTTTGTCTTTATCAAATCTTCTATGTTGTTTTAATATACCGTCTAAGTTTGTACCTACAAGTTTTGTAGAATACTCACCAATAGGAACTACTATATCATTTCCCGAAATTGTACCTGTGTTGTTAAACACTTCTAATTGTTTAGCTATTGTTGGCGATACTTTTCTTATGTCATTTACATCTAAACCTAGTTCTTTCATTGATTGAGAAAATGCGTGTGCATCAAAATACACATCAGTTATTCCTTTTTCATTGCCTATTGTTTGAGTTAAATTCTGAAAATCAACTGGGTTTCTTTCTTTTAACTTACTTTCATTTGCTTGTTTTTCTAACGCTTCAAAAAAGACTTCTTGTCTTCTAGCATTATTCATTTTATTAACATCTGCTATATATGTAGGACCACCACCAACTAGACCTACTATAGACATACCTTGCATAGTTCTATAAAAAGTCATTGCTAGTTGTTTACCAACTTCAGTTATTCCTTCCCAACTTGTAAATTGTGATTCTACGTCTTCTCTACTGTCGTACATTACAGCTATTTCACGACCTATAATCTGCGTAAGTTCTTGCAATGTTTCAGTAAATGATTCTCCTAGCATTGCATCGGCATAATTCTTAGCAAAGTTTTTTAACGCATATCTTCCACCTGGTTTTGCTAATTCTTTAGAAATTTGTTTTGCTGCCGCTCTACTTAATAATTTTCTTATAGGTGCGGAAACAATACTCAATCCCCAAAGTTCTAAGGCTGCACTAGTTAATCCAACACCAGTTGCAATCCATTTAGCATGATTTTCATCAAACCCTGCATCTGTTAAAGAAAGATAAGAATTACCAGATTCAACTGCCCACGAGTCATAAGCAAGTGACCCCATAAATCCAACAATAAATCCACCCTTTGCAGTAAAAATAGACCCTGGACCTGTCCAAGCACCTAAACCTCCACCAATAGCTGCACCTGCTCCACCTTTTGCAAATGCGTGTGGCAAAGTTTTTGAGTACTGTCCAAATATTGCAAAACCCTCTTCAAAAGGACCTGTTCCATCTGCTTCTAATTCTGCTAACCTAGCATCTATTTCTGACAGTTCATCTAAGGTTTCTTGGTCAGGATTATCAGTCCATTGTAGTTCAACACCTATATGACCTCTTCTTGTTTGCAATCTACCTTTTTCCCAACCTTGCATCATGTTTTCTGGGATTGAAGTAAAGTCATGGAATAACTTTTCTAAACCTTGTAAATTATCTATATTGTCATAAGCTAAAGCTGCAAATGTAGGATCAGTTAATTTTTTATGTAAGACAGGACTATATTGAGCTAATTGTAAACTTCTAAAATATTCTTCCTGTTTTTTCCTCTTCATCAACTCTATTGCTTGATCGCTGTCTAAATCAAGATGCTGTGGTAGTCCTAATTCATTTGCTAGTCTTAATCCTTCACCTACTCTGTCAGGATCTCTTTGCATAACAGCCTGTAAATTTTGTTTGACTTTTAAATCTTGAAGCTTTCTTTCTTGATGAATAAAAGATCGGTACAAATCATTAGGAGGAGTATCTACATCCGAAGCAAAACTATTACCAATAATTAAATCGGTATTATCCTGATTCAACCCTTCTTTTTCAATTTCGTCTTTAATTATGTTTCTGTAGTTGTCAGTCATTGCATATTATTTTGATCAAATTTTTCTGTAAATTCAGCCATTTCTTCTTTACTTGAAGCTTTCGGTTTTCCATGTTTTACCCACAATCTAGCTATTTCATGCTGTGTTACTGGCTTACCTTCGTCTAATAATATTTCAATTATTCTTTCTTCTTGATACTTAGGAATCTCACTCAACCAAATATTTTGACCATTTACTTTAACGTATAATTGATCAAATTGATCGTCATCTACTAGAGATACAGGAACTGATATATCTGCACCACCAAGCGGAAACCAAGTATCTCCTGTAGTATCCAATATTACCTTGTCATTTAATAATTTAACTAACAATTCTCTTTTCCTGTCACGGCCTACTTTCTTTCCTGTAATTCTTTCTTCTTCAGCAATTGCATTTCTCCATGCATCCTCTATTTGAATGTAATCAGTTTTTTCATCTTCACTACGATCACTTGCATATAAATAAGAAAACCCTGCTCTATTTAATTCAGTTTTTAACATAGTTGAATCAGTAGTAACTGTAGTTACATCACCATCAGTTCTCAATGAATCTGCATAAGCTTTTAGTTTTAAATAATCTGCTTCGTTCAATTCAACACGATACATATCTAAGTTATTTTTTAGTTCACCAGGATTTTCAATAAGTTCTATATATGTATCTTTATTTGATTCAAGTGGTTGTCCGTTTTTTAATCGTTCTTGATCTTCTTCTGTAAACATATTTATATCTATACCATTGGCTTCAAGATCTTTCCAACCACCTTCTTTGGCAAGAGCTATTTCTTGTGCTTTTAAAAATGTTTGTTTATACTCTTCATTTTTTTGGTTGTTTATTTGATTATATTTTATTTTTAAATCTTCTTTTGCATAAGCTAATTGTTTTGGATCTTCTATTGTTTTTTCTAAAAGTTCTTCATATACACTTAATGGTTGTAAACCTGTCACACCGTTAACGTCTACATATCTAACACCCTCTTGTAAAATTTTTATATCTTTAATAACTTGTCCAGCATAATCAGGTTTTGCTTCTTCTATAGCTATTTGTTCTTGTAACTCTTTTATTTTTAGATCTGTATTACTGCCTGGAATGACACCAAGTTGACCTGAACCTGCTTCAATATATTTAATTTTGTTTCTTAATTCTTCTGTTTTTAATCCGAATTTATCTTGAACTTCTTCAATAAACAACTCATTAAACTTGTTTAACACTTGTCCATCAATTTCTCTTCTATACTCTTTATCAGTTTCATATCTATCCTTGTCTATTTTTACAGATTTTAGTGCTTTTGTATAAAATTTATCAGCTTTTTCTACACCTATTGTTTGTATAGCAAATAGATGTGTTGGCTGATTAACTTCACTTATTGTTGTAGTAGAGTCTGGTTGGAAAAATATTGATTCATTTCTTTTTTGTTCTAATATACTTAATTGTTCTTGGTCATTAAAATCTGTTGGATCAAATTCATTTGTATGAAAACCATTAATACACATTCCATCATTATTGTTATCTGTATTGTTATTAGACGCTAGGCACAAAGTAAGATTTGCTTGATTTTCAATGCTAAAATCTGTTGGATTATTGTTATTTAATATATGATTTACTATAGTTTCGCTATTGTAATCTGTGTGTCTTTCTTTAACTGATGCAATAAGAACATCCGCATCTTCTTTGCTTAAATTACCTTCGTCATAATGTGCAGCTATATATGCAGTTAATTGGGGCCAATTTTCTGTTTTTGTTAAGTAATCTACTACACCTTCATGTATTTTCATGTTATATTCTCTAACTCTTTTTATCCATTCTTGACTTACATTATCTCCACTAATTATTAAACCATCTGCTATAGCTTGTTCTTCTAATAATTTTAACCCTGCTATACGACTTGTATTGTGCGTACTTGTAGGGTCTTGCCATGACTCTGCATCAATAATAGAAGCGTTAGCCAAATTACCAATTGTTATTGTACGTTCATTATCTGCATATTTACGTTGTTGTATTAATGAATGCGTGGTCATGCTTGACTGTGCTGATGTAACAGACACTTGTGCCATGTTTTCAAACATATATTTGACAACACCATTACTTGCTTTTTCTTGATAACTTTCTAATAAAGTTTTTATTTTATCGTTGTATATATCGTATTGTCTTACTGGTTCACCACCACCTTCTGGAGTTACTGTCGCAACAGCAAGTGCTCCTTCTAAATCTAAATAATCTCTTCTTATAGTATCTAAATCAGAATAAAAATTATTAAACAATTGCTTTGACTCGGCATCATTTATTTCGTCATCTAGTTTATTTAATACTTTCCCAAATTCTTGTTGGGCTTTACCCATTTTAGTTATATCATCAGAAACTACGTCTTTTTGTGGTTGTACACTAGTAGCACCAAATTGTACTTCACCACCTATAGCTACTTGTTGATTTAAGTTGTAATTTTGAAAAGGTACTTTTGCCATAATTATGTAGTTGTTTCTGTTTCTGTTGTTTTATTAATAAACATTCCTGATGGCAAGCTACTAATAACATTACCTGCACCTGTTAACAAACTACTACTCATATTCATAAACGGACTAATAGAAGATGCCGTAGCAAACATATTGCTTGCACTCATTCCGTACATACTTCCTTGTATTCCCAAACCTACAGCTTCAAGACGTTTGTTTTCTGCTGCTCTAACTTTATTTGAATTCATTGTCAACTTATCTATTTTTGCCAAAATATCGTTACTTACTATTGCATTTAAATTACTACCTACACCTCTTACACCACCTCTAGATGCTATGGATACTATATTTTTAGATTTTGCAACACCTTGTTTTAAAGTCATTATTTGATATTGCTTATTAAATGCTCTCATTATGTGTTGTGCCTGACTTTCTTTCATGCGTTCATTAAATAACGCCATGTCTTTTTTATGTTGCAGACTTAATGCTAAACTTTTTGTTTTATATTTTTCTGCACTTGCTGCGTAAAAAGAACCAACAGCACCACTAACAGCACCGAAACCTTGTGTAATTATCCCTGCTTGGCCTAATGGACTTAAATCACTCCATTTTAATGATGCCATCGTTGTACTAACCTCAACGCTTCCCTATTTTTTAGTATAACTACATGATATCTGTTTACGGTCACACTATCCACCCATAGCTACTTCTAATGTTAAGCCTACAATTGTTAATGGTAATGGGTCAGTTTGGCGTACAAATAACTGTCCGTTATCTTGCCATTGAGGTGTAAGCATTATTTTTATATCTTGTGTTTTTAAATCTGGTGGCGATCCATATGGCTCTGTTGTACGTTGCTTTGCTTCTACTAATTTATCTGCACTAGGGCCTGCAAAAATACCAGACGATTCTAATACTCGTAGCCATACATGATTTAAATTTTTAACTCTACCTTGACCAAATGCTTCTACTTGCAATGCCATAGGTAATGTATTTAAATCGCTTTCGTAAGGCAAACCAAGATGCACGACACTAGCTGCACGGTCTAATGTTATAGAGCCACTAGATACGACTTTTTGTGGATGTACTGCACCATCTGCCAAAATGTTTACTGTTTTACCTTCTAACCAAGAAATACCTGATATAACATTTCGAGCAACTTCATAAGTTGTTATAGCTGTATTACGCAAAGGTGCAGGTAAATCTTTGTCTAATTTTGCAGTTGCTACTGTTTGACTTGATGTACCAAGAATTGTAAGACGATATAACGTAGTGCCATCAACTAAAACTATTGCATCATTTACATCAGCAACACTAGGCGGTGCGTTAAATAAATTATAGTTAGCAGTTACAGTAACAGTTTCGCCTTTTGTATAGTTTGTACCGCCAGATATAGTTACGTTTTGACCTGTGTTTGTATTTGTACCGTTATAGGTAGCACCTGCATCTACAAAAAAATTATCTCGTTGAGTTGCAAATAATCTTGTACCCATACGTTCTACATACCGTTTACTTGCACCATTAATAGTTCTTTTTACAACGCAATATGTAACGTCATCATTACCTTCAGATACGCAAGCTACGCTTTCAAATAAACCATCCGTATCATGTTGATGCCATGCACCTATTTGTTGTTCTGGAACATATGTAAGACCTAATAATTTACCATTACTACTTACTGCCCATACAATAGGTATTGGTGATTTTGATAGACCCATATCTATAATTGTAAAATTATCAAATAGATGTGGAGCACGAAGAGATAAATCACCTGTAATAAATCCATTTGCTTGCCAGTTATAACCTAGTTCTCTTATATGACCACCACGAGCAGCACCATATACCAAACTATTATTAACAATTACTGGTTGTGAATTATTTGCACCTACATATGATTGAGGTTTTACAGATATAGATGTAGGTGTTATTGCATCACTATTTACAGAAGTTACTCTCCATTCTGCTGATCCAGTAAGCATAAGTAAATTAGTTAATGGAACTATGTGTCTAATAGTATTAGCTTCACGAGCAGCAACTCTAAACTCAATACGATCATCATCTCGTATAGGTAATCCAAAAGACATATTGCTTTCAGTACCTGATTTAGTCATCCATATATTTTGCGGTGCATTATTTGTACCTGCAAATACTCTGCGTTGTTCAAAATAAGATACAGCACCTGGATAGTTACCAGTACCTACAAAATCATTTTCATGTATTGGTGGTGTTCTAGAAAAATCTGGTGAAATATTATCGTCTACAAGTGTTGTAGTAGTAGTTTCGCCAAGAAATCCATATATACCACCTTGTTGTTTATAGACTCTATATCGACTAGCACCAGAAACTGCGTTCCATGTAATGGTGTTTTTTGCTCCAGTAACAAATATATTATTGTTAACCGATGCAGCAGATGATTGATTACTTTCATCTACTAAATTAGCTTTTACTGCTGTAACAACATATTCGTGTGCTACATAAGTATCTGTGTTTGTTGAAGTAGACGCAGGTATATACATAGAAACACCTACACCAGTAGGTGATGCTAAAGGACTACCAAAATCAATTACACGCAATTCCCATTGTGTTGCTCCAAGTCTTCTTAATTCTCTAGGTGCATGATTAGGATGCACTAATGTTATAACGTCAGCCGATTGCACATAATTTACATCAAACAATTCTGCTTCTAAATATGGATGAGGTATCTCATATACGTTAGGACTTGTTGGCATCGCATACCAATTAGTTGCGTTTGGTGGCTGACTATTAGAATGTACTGTTTTTGAATAATAATTTACACCGCCTTGTTTGGCTATTGATCCAACGACATAGTTAGTACCACCGTTCCATGCAGCACCATCGCTATAAAATAAAGTTTGTCCTTGCGTATGAAACCTAAAATATTGATCACCAAACTCAAGCACCATAGTTTGAGTTGTATTAAATGTAAATGGTATTAATCTTGTAGCTTTTGTACTGTCTTTTACTTCTCTTACAAATGCAAACCCTGGTCTATTTTGTGCAGGTCCTTGTGGTTTAGCAATAAAATTACGCATTGTTGCTGCACCTTGTTGGAATTTATTATCAGCAATACGTCCAAACATTTCTGGTGATATTTCTCCTCCAGAAAATGCTTGTTTAAAAGTACGAGTTACTGGCATAAATTACCTCCCAGATGTCCAAGGAACTATATGTTCAATTGAAATATCTCTATGTAAATTATCTGATTGTTTTGCACTATTTAAATAATTGACCATCATTTGTGAACTACGTTTTGCTTCTGCTGCTCCTTGATCTCCTTTAATTACAGGGCCTGCAAGCATTGATGCTAAATGCCATGACAATGTAATAACAAATAAAGGAGAAAACAACGATGGGTCAGTTATAAACGCTTGATATCGCAACATTGCATTTTCTTGGTTTGTATAGATTAAATCGCCTTCTATCGCAAATTGTTGTGGTGTATATTGCCCTGCCACAATGGTAGGTGCATAGTTAGATGTTATACCTCCAGGGGTATCACCAGCGGACATTCTAGTAGCATAATCATTCTGAGCAGTTGGAGATATAACTGCAACAGGTGACATCATATCCGCAGGGGCTACATATGCATAATCCCATTGATCAAGACTATTAGTAGTTAATGCTAAATTTCCACGTTTTGATGCGAAATTCCATGTATGCATTTCTAGCAAACTATTTCTTGCTATTGGATAAAAACGTGCGGCTTTTTCTGCTTGTGCCGATCCCTCTGGTGGGGATAGCGAAGCTATTGTTGCATCATCACCCAAATGAGCTAGGGCAAGGTTGCAAATATCCACTTCAGTTGCCATGACATCTCCTAAAAAAAGAGGAGGTTAGCAGTATTACTACTAGCCCCCAGTAAGAAAAATAAGAAAATAATGCCTACTTACTTGCTGCTTCAAGTTGACTAATAAGAGTATCTTTTGTTTGTCTTCTATCTAGTTCAATACCAATAGAACGACCATACACTTCGAGTTCTGCTTTAGTCATTGATAAATAATCAATGGATTGAGTAGTTGGCTGAACATCCTCTGACAATACGGTTGTTGTGTTAGACGCCACAGGTAAATCAGGTTCAGTTCCACCAACTAATTCAATATTACTATTAAACTCTCCGTTGTATTCAAACTCTTCATCAGCTTCTCGCATGGATTGACCAACGAAACATTTGACTTTAGCTCTGTAAATAGGCATAAATTCTCCTTATTAAGCTACGGTAAAGCCAGAAGCATAGTACTTTTGACCATCACCGATTGTTTCTACTACGTCAGCAGTAACTTTACCTGCATTCATAGTACCAGTTACAACGTATCTTGCACCTAAGTACCTTTTACCTTTGCTTGCAATCTGTGGATTGATAGCTACAACAATGTTCTTACCTAATGTAAGTGCGTTTGTAGCAATAGTTGTGCTACTGCCAACAACATCATGACTAGACAAGTTAGCGTTAGCACTAGTAACAACTTCAAAAGTAATGTTTGTACCATTAGCAAATGCTTCTGTTAAAGCAAAGTTCATGTACAAAGTTTTACCTTCACCGACATCTCTAGCTGCACTTAAATCAATAGTGTCAGTTGAGTATGCTGTTGAAGTAACTGCCTGATCTTCGCTCACTCTGAGCAGTTTGTCTGTAATCATTTTAGATCTCCTTTAGTAATAAACAAATTAAACTACACGAGCTTCGCTGTTAATCAACGCATCTACTCTTCTTAGAGGTACTCCAAGGAATGATAAGTAGCTTTGTGCTGATCCAAACTGTGATAAACCTTCTTGTATTGATAATACGTTTTGTGATTTATCAAGTGCTGCAATACTCATGCCTGAGTGAACTGTTCTATTCATATAGAACGCTGCTCTTCCCATTGCCATGTTTGGTATTCTGTACAACGCTCTAGCCATTAACTTAACTAAATTAGTTGAAGCCGCTGCTGTTTGTGTGTTAGCACTACCAAGGAGGTCAGAAATATCAATGTTGCAAATACGAACAACGTATCTCCAATCTTTAACAACCAAACCGTTTTTCCATTGGTAACGAGTAGCAAAAGCTTGTAACCTTGTACCGTCACTATTGTAAACAGTTTGCTCACCAAGATCTTCGTGGGTTAAACCTGCTTTAGATCCTTTAGGGAAAGGACAATAAACAGTATTATCACCCCAAACAACTAGATATACAGAAGCGTTATCAGAACCTGATCCACCTGCGTCAAGAATGTTTACAGCGTTATCTGCGGAAAGATCACCGTATCTTGGTGCAAGACCTAAGAACTTTTTAGGATCTGTCCCTGGGTTACCGTAGAACATTGTTTCTGCTTGAGTCTGGTTCATTGCTTCCAAGAACGCAGTATCTTCAGATAAACGGAACTGTGCGGTGTTACCATTTAACATCGCTAAGTCTTTGTCTACTTCAGAACGAGCTTCTAAGATTCCACAAGCTTCATCAATCTGTGCTGTTGTTGACTTGCTTGAAGGAATACCTTGGTTAAGTGCTCTCCAGTAAACACCAGGTAAACCAGTTCTAATAACTACACGTTCTCCAGTAGGTAAATTACCTTCCTTAAACACGCAATCATCTAGTATTTCGTTGCTTTGTGATAATAATTCTGCAACAATTGGAACT